CTGGGGAGCTAGGTACCTCAAATCCTAGTTCCTGCTCACTGCTTAACCGGAGGAAGTCGATGGTAGAAAATCGTAAGTCAACCTGGCAGGATAACATCCTGCTGGAATTGCAGTTTGACCCATCGACTAAGAGGACGCTCATCGCGGTAACAAGTGATGAAAACGTCATCTCCACTGGTAAGGCAGATATTGAGCTCTGGATCCCTGATCCAGACCGCAGCATCTTTGAGTCAATCTTGACTCAGTTAGTCGTCCATGCAGCCAAAAGCCACATGGATAGGCTTGATGCTGGTTAATGCAGTCCCTCTCCTGGAGTTGTCATGGCTAAACCGAAAGTCTACCGCCCGCCGTTCACACGGCAGCGGAGTTATGGAGCCCCTGCTCCAGCCTCCCTTAGTTGGGAGAACTGTAGTAATGGCACCAAGACCTCGGGTACCTTAAACTTCCCTAACGTGCGTGCACGTGGGGAAGTCGGGTATATGCAAGACGTTGTTACTCCGGGCTTTCAGGCGATTGTCGCAAGCGGTGGCATTGTAAACACTGGCATGACCAAAGACCAGACGGTCCTCGGAAATAAGAGTGGAACAGTGCGCTATGAATCCAAAACGACGCCAACGACGAACTACGCTCAATACACAGGGGATTACACTTCCTGTGTAGCGACGTGGGGACCGTACACGCTCACTAGGGCTCATAGAATACAGAGCAAAATCGATGCCGCAGTAAATGAGGCAGCGACGGAGTGCTTAAGTAATATTGCACCTCCCGATGCTTTGTTAGCCGTAACTCTTGCCGAAGCACCCAAAACCATCGAGCTAGTTGCAGAATCGGTATTACGACTCTACCGCGCGATTGGTGCGATGAAACGGGGGCTGAAAGCCCAAGCGATAATGCAGTTGCTTGGGTCTGACAAGAGAGTGGCGTCCATACCGAAGGGCCAACGTCTCCGCACTGCCAACGACATATTCCTACGTCGTTGGATGGAGACGCGCTACGGGTGGGGCCCACTAATGTACGACATTGATGGGGCTGTTCATGCACTTGCAGCAAAAGGAAGAGCTGCAGCTACGCCTCGATTCACGGCAAGAGGTCGCGCAACACGGTCCGACTGGACCGTTTATAGCGCTCAACCGAATACTGCCGGTGGACTAACAGAGCCTATCACGATGACCCATCGTGTAAAGCATCTGTATGACGTCCGAGCGTACGCAGTGTATGAGGTCGACCCGAAGTTTGTGTCGGCCCACGCCTGGGGGATTACTAGTTTACCACTTAGTTTGTGGGAGACAGTACCCTTGAGTTTCGTCGTTGACTGGTTAGTCAATGTCGGGACCTGGGTTCAAGCAATGACCCCCAAGGTCGGTGTTACAACTGTGGCATCAGGGTACGTTGTCCGGTCTTATTTGAACGGGCAACGGGAAATAACAGCTGAGACTTCGAATCCTAATTGGTCATCAGTTGGACTCATCGGTTGGGTTGATGAGTGCACACTGTACACCATAGATAGGAGTCCTTCGCTGCCATCCTGGACCACGCCAACGATTGACTTAAAACTCAATCCAAAACGGCTACTTGAC